TACTCCTTTTGTTGATTTTAGTAGGTTAACTAAGTATATCATAAGTGTCTTTTTTTGTTTATATATTTGTCTGATTTAATTATACAATTCAGGATATAATAAAAACAAAGAAATGATTGAAGTATATAAAAACTTATATGGATATGATATAATAAATATAGGAATTTCAATTTATAGAGTGGTGTTTCCATACTAAATATAAAGCCTACTTCTTAACGGAAGGAGGTGAGAAGTATGGAACAAATGATAAATATTGTCATAGGTGCTATTTGCACAATATGTCTTGGTCTATTGACTAACTACATATCCGACAAATTAAAAAGCCACTCTAGTTCTAGGAAAACTAAGAGTGGCGTGGAACTTGAAATAAAAATCAAGTTCAAAATTACCAAAAATTAAAGTTTTGGAAACATCACTCTAGCGCAAATAGATTGAAGTTCCTTTTATATTTATATTATACTACAAAATATATAAAAATAAACATTATATATTTAGTTATATTTTAATATATTTTTTTCTTATTATTTATAACTCTGCTTATAGTTGCTTTGCTCCAGCCTGTTTCATTCGATATGTAACTATAACTTTTACCTTCATTTTTTAATTTTCTTATTTTATCTATATCCTTATCAGAAATTTGTTTCTGTTTACCTTGAAACTTTATGCTATTTTTTAAATTCTTATTTTCTATACTTAAAGAGTCGATGATCCTATTCTTTTCTTCTAACTGTTTCTCATAATATGAAACCATTTGATTATATTCTTTAATGTATTTTCCAGTCCAATTATAATCATTTTTCTTTAGTTTCTTTAGCAATGAAACACCACCTTTTATATTTTCAATTCTATAAGAAACTATTTCTATACAAGAAACATCTAATCCTTTTGGTTAAGTTGTTTTTCTCTACTCGGATTTTTAGGTTTTCAAAAAAACATATATATGATATATTAAAAGGGACATTTTTTATACAATTAATTTTTACAATAAAAAGGCATATGATTAATCTCATATGCCTTTTTATTATCTAGTAAATTATTTCAAAGTTCCTACAATATATAATTGCATCTTCAGATATACATAATACTTTACAATTATTCTTGCATTTTCTACAAGTATTAGATACAAAAAGATTATCTAATACTTCCTCAAAATATAACTGCTTCATCATAAAAACTCCTTAATAAAATATATCATTTATATATTCAAGTAAATTTATAGATGCTTTACTCATTATATGTAATCCAAACATAACTATCATAATACCGATTAATAACATCACTATTGATAATAAAATCCCTATCATAGTTCCTAATTTACCCTCTCTTTTTTCTAATCTTGCCATTGTATTTATGTATTTTAATATCATTGTATTTTCCTCCTTGAATTTTGCATCCAAGTGGTATATACTATTACTTGCGAGGGTAAAGGCATATTCCACTTTGGATGTGTCTTTTTTATTGTAATTATATTGTCTTAAGTCAGTAGAGTAGAGTGATACCTACTGACTTTTTACTTTTATTTTTATTATTCGGGCATATCATCTTCCAGTTCATCTAACTTCTTAGTCAATGGATCTATTTGTTTTTCAACAAACTTTTTATTATCATCAACGGTAATTTCAGATTTGCCTGATTGTCCTTTTAATCCTCTATATTCAGCTACTAAATATTCAATAGCTGTGTTACGGCTTGATATGCCTTGACTTTTTTGTATATTCTCTATTTCATCCCATACAAAATCTTCCACATGTATTGTACTTGATTTTTTAGCCAAATTTTATACCTCCTAGAATTTTATCTTTGCAACTTCAAATAATCCTTTAGCAGTAGCTAATTGTGCATCTTCAACTCTTTTGAACTCTTCATCGAACTCTAAATTTATAGATGTTCCTCCTGCAACATATATATCCATTTCTGATTTATTTATCCAAATATCTTCTATTCTTTGAGCTAAATTTTCAGAACCTAATAAATAAGCCTTTGCCTTTAAATCATCGTAGTCATTAGATGTATCTATTTCATTAACATCCTTCATTATATCGTTATTTCTTAATGAATCTTGCACAGTAGTTAATAATGTTCTGTTACCAAATTCAATTGTATTTGACATCTTATCATTAAATGTAAACCCTTTGTCAAAATAAGATAATTCTGTAGTTCTAAATCCAACTGAAACTAATCCAACAGGTTTATCCTCATTTATTTTACCACCTATAGCATGTATTAAAGCTGCATCACCTTCTCTAAGTATAGAAATATTATTTATATAAACTTCCTTAGTTGATCCACTTATTTTATTTTTAACCTTTATAGTTTTACCTTTATATGTTTCTATAACTTCTTTTAAAACTGATTTTCTATAGTTTTTATAAGGTACTCCTAACATAACATCAACTTTATCTTTTACAGCTATCTCACTAAGTGCTGCTGCAAATAATACTTCTACAGTATGACTTGTTTTACTATCTCTTGAATTTCTTACTGGTACTTGTGATTCTTTCTCAGCTAATAATCCAATAAAGTAATTTTCATTTTTGTATTCTATGTAGATAGGTTTCTCACTTTCTTTATTCATGTATTCAGATAGATCTATATCTCTACCTTCTCCAATTACTGATTTAAAAACTGCAACATGTTCAATGTTATTTTCTTCAGAGTATGCCTTAACATAACCTCTCCCAAAGTCTAGTCCAATTTTTTGAATATTTTCCATTTTAATATATACCTCCGTTGATATATTGTTGAGTTCTTGTTAACTCTAAAATAATTGTATAATATTTTAGTTAAGATGTCAACAATACATTAACTATTTCTTTATCCTATCGTTGATATATTGTTGAGTTCTTGTTAATTCTAAAATAGTTACATAATATTTTAATTAAGATATTAACAATATATCAACCATTTATACTTTTATCATTAATACATTGTTGAGTTCTTGTTAATCATTTTTTTTAATTATTATAAAAAAAGATATAGAAATTAGTCTATATCTCAAAAAATAAGTTTAAAACTCCATTTATTCTGCTATAATATAAAATATAAAAGGAATTGAAATCTATTTAGCAGTAGAGTGATGTTCCTAAAAATTATTTTTTAGAATTTTTAAGATTAAAATTAAGTTCAAAAAATTTTAACTTAATTTTAATCTCTAAGCCACTCTCTCGCATAGAGTGGCTTTTTAATTTGTCAGATATATAATTAGTCGTTAGACCAAGACATATTGCACCAATAGCACTTATAATACCGACAATTATCTTTTGTTCCATACTTCCTCACCTCCTTCCTGCAAAGAAGTAGGTAAGTTCTTGAATGAAACACCACTCTATAGATTTCAATTCCTCTATTATTATATCATATACATATTGATAGTACTATGTTTTATACTATTAACATAAAAAATAGAGTAGAGTAGTATTATATAGTTTACTCATACTCTTATTTTATTCAAGTGTTTTTCCTACTAAGAAGTAATGTCGAGTTATGTAATAGAGCAAAAAAGACTAATTTAAATAAGTTTTATAAAAGTTATCGATACAACTTTACTTTGTCCAATTAGATGGTATAAAATATCCATTTTCTCTAGCATAATTTAAAACATAATCTTTTTGCTTATCATCATATTCATGCCATGCTCCAAAAACAGCATTATGATATGCTTCTTCACTACGTTCTCTTTTATTTTTAATATTTAAATTTTGTTCATTATTAGTATATTTAATTCCATTTTCTGGATAGTCAAACCAATCTGGATGCAAAGGCAACTTATTTTCTTCTGCATAATCAACTAATATCATTTGTATAGCTACATGTTTTTCTCTAAATTCAAGAGGGTGACTCATATAATACGAATATAAGTTATCGTTAGCGTTATTTGCATGTTGTTGATTCATTTTCATTTCTCCTTTCTCACTATATATATTTATTTGAATTTATTTCTTTGCGATTCTTGTAGATGTCTTTCTAATTCTTCAGGCGTATAATTTAGAAAAGCCGCATTAACATTATGAGCTTTATTTTTTAGTGATCTCATTTCATACTCTTGTTTCTGCTTTGAAATTATTTCTTCTTTAGATTTTTCTTCTTCATTTTCATTATAGTACCTAGCTTTTACTCTTGTAACTGATTCATTTAAATTTTTTAAATCATTTATTTTATTTTTCAAAGTCCCTTTGAAATAATTATATGACTTTACTTTTATTTTTTCCTCATCATCTTTTTCTAATGTAATAGTTATAGATTCTTGTAATATTTTTTTATATTTATTGTCTTTAAAGTCATAATTGCTAAAATCATTTTTAAAATATTCTAGTGTTTTAGCTGTAAATAGCTTTTTATTAGGCACATAAAATACATCTTTAATATTATTAGTTTCAACAGTAGTTATATCTTCATTGTCTATGTCTTCTTTATTTACATTTTTTACTTCAATAATTGGATTATCAATAGTATTTTTAAAATATATCTTCTTTTCGAAATCATATATAGTAAATTTTATTTCATCTACCTTTCTTCCATTTTTTATTTCATCTATACTAACTTCCATATTACCAAGTTTATTAATTTCTTTTATTGCTTGACTTAGAACTCTTTGCTTAAAATTTTTATACTCTGGATATTTATTTTCAACACCTAAAACAAATCTTAATTGATCTATTTTAAAGTTTTTTATTATTGTCATATCTGTTCTACTCCATAATCTCAATAATTCATATAATCTCTGTGCATAAAAACTTTTAAACTTAGTTAATATTTCTAAATTTAAAGGTGCATAAACTGTATAATCAATTAAATGCCTGTATAGTCTATCAGCAAGTTTTATTTTAAATGTTTCTTTATTTACATTATATTCACTACCAGCGATTAAATTGTAATCACATTCGATAGTATCACCATCTTCTTTCTTTTCAAATTCCAAAGATGTTTGTTTTAAAATTTGTATAGTCTTTTTTATATTAGATAAAGTTCTTTGATTTTTATTTGGTATAAGTTTTTTTAGATCTTCTAATTTTACAGTACAACTTAGTTCCCCATTTTTTTCTTTTTGCGCAGTTAATAGACAGTAATAAAATATTCTATTTTGAATTGCTGTAACCTCATAAGATGTATGTACTAATTGTTTTGACTGCATTAATAAATCTAAACATTTATCATTTGATGTAATTTCGCTCATAAAAACTCCCCTTTTTAGAGTATCAAATTGTTACCTTTAAAATAAATATTTTTATTTTATATATTATAAAGAGTAATAGTTTGATCGATATTGTAATATTAAAAAGTTTAAAATTAATAAAATATTTTTTTCTTTATGACAATTATAGCTAAAAAAAAACTCTAAGGCAACAGTTTTTTTATTTTGTTACCTTTAGAGTATCAAATTGTTACCTTTAGAGTATCAAATTGTTACCTTAGAGTATCAAATTGTTACCTTAGAGTATCAAATTGTTACCTTTCGTTTGTTGTAATTAAGTAATACCAATAGTTTTAGCATTCCCTAAATACTATTAAATACTATTAAATACTATTTATATATAAAGAAAGTATATTTTTCTAAAATTTTCTTCTCAAAAAACAATAATTATTTTTATTTCATAGTTCTAAAAACACCAGTTGCTATACCAATAATATCTACTTGAGAACTATCTAATATAATTGGCTCCATAAAATCATTTTCAGGTTGAAGTTTAATTTTATCTCCTTCTTTAAAAAATCTTTTAACTGTAGGATATTTTTTGTACAAAAGAGCAAGAACTATTTCTCCATTAAAGGCTACATTTTTTTTATCAACTATTAAGTAGTCTCCGTTTAACATTCCTGCATTAACCATACTATCTCCCTTAATTTGAAAAATAAAATTATTTCGACCTTTTATTAAATTGGAAGGTAATGGTATATGTTCTTTAATATTATTTTCTGACAACATTGATTGTTCAATAGATACTTGGTCAACTAAAGGTAATCCAATAATATTATCATCTGATGCTCTTTTGCATCCATCTAATACTTCAATAGCTCTAGGTTTAGTAGGATCTTTCCTTATGTATCCTAAATATTCAAGTTTGCTTAGGTGCGAATGTACAGTTGATGGAGATTTCAACCCAACGGCACCACATATCTCTCTGATTGAAGGTGGGTAGCCTTTATCTAACATACATTGTTTAATAAAATATAAAATTTGCTCTTGTTTATAACTTAACTCTGGATTTTTAAACATTAAAAAACACTCTCCTAAAAATATATTTCAAACGTTTATTTTATTTTTAAAAACAAAAATAGAACTAAAAAATTAAAAATAAAATAAAATATTGTAAAAATCTTACATTTATATTATTATAATAAATGAAAATAATCGAACTGTCAAATTTATGTTCGAGAAAAGTCGAACGGAATTATTTAAAACGATTTTAAACAATAAAAAATAAAGTTAAGTATAAAACATCGAAAAAAGTAAAAGAAAGCCTTATAAGGGGCAAATTTTGGATATTTTTCATATTTAGGAGGAATTATGAAAGAAGAAATAAAAAAAGAAATAATTGATATTATTATAAATATAGATAATTTTAAACTATTAAAAAAAATAAAGTTTATGCTAATTGGAATAGTTGGGATAAAAATAAAGAGCTAGATAATATATCTAGCTCTTTATTTTACTTACAAACTTTTCTATGAATATCCAATCTTCATCATCTAATTTTAGCATCTCTTCTATAACTTTTTTCTTAAAACTATCTTCTTCTGCCACTAATTTACCTACCAAAATGTTAAATTCATCATCTTTTGTAAGTTCTGAAAAAATATCACCTTCTCCAGTTTCTAGCCAAACTTGATTAATGTTATAAGTAGAGCATATATCATCTATATTTCGAGCTGTAAGATTAACTCGTCCTTTTTCTAAATTAGATATATGAGATTCGCTTAAGTTTAGGTTTTCACCGAATTTTTTTTGTGTAAGATTTAATTTTTTTCTTGCTTGTTTTATTCTATTATTCATTTTATCACCTTATTTATACAATAACATAAAAACTTTTAAAATAAAAGAAAAAATATTGAAAAAGATAAAAAGCGACAAAAAAAGACAAAAAAACTATTGATATAAAAGTTATATCAATATATAATCTTTTATATTAAAAGAAATTGAAAGGAGAATATTTTATGACAATAGAAGAAAAAGAAAAAATTTTAAGAAATATTTTTAATAAAACAGATATTATAGATGAAAAAGATAAACCATCAATAATTGCATACATAAGAGGAACATCTGATACAAGAGAAAGAATAGTATCAGAAAATAAAGCAAAAGGTGAATGTACTAAAAAGGTGTGATATCAACTAAAAATAATACATCCAAAAAAACTTAATAGATACAAGTCCGTTAAATGGTTCGGTGAGCCTTTTAACGGGCTTGTAATAAGTATTAACTTTAGGACAAAAATAATAGATTAAATATAAAAATAAATGATTTAAAAAGTTGTTTGTAAGGAGATAAAAAAGTGATGTAACATGAGCAAAGTTTTGAGAAAAAAATATATAGAAAGTGATTATGAAAGACTACATACAAGATTAGTAGAAGAAGGCATATGTGAAACTGAATTAGATAGCATAGTTGATGTTAGAAGTGGATGTATATATGATACAAAAACAATCACATCAGGAACTATGAGAGAAGTTGAAGTATTTCCTATGTATCTAAAAAAAGATATGCCTGATGAATGGAGATTAAAAAATACAAGAGAAGCACAGAAAAATCTAAATAATAAAAATGCTATTAAAAACTTTACTAGAAAATTAAATATGAATTTTGTTAAAGGTGATTATTATTTAACTCTAGAGTACTTAAATAAATATCTACCAAAGGATCACAATGAAGCTAAAAAACAAATTCATAAATATATAAGACGCTTAAATTATTTATACATGAAAATTCAACTAGCGAATGGAGCTCCTAAGAAGAAAATAAAAAGAATTAAGTATATGTTTATCACGGAACACTCAGATGTTAAAAAGATAAGATGTCATCATCATATGGTACTTGAAGCAGTATTACCTATAGAAGTAGTTGAAAGAGAATGGAAATTTGGAAATAGAACCAAAATAAGTTTTCTATCTCCTGATGATATGGGATTAACTGGACTAGCTATATATCTATCAAAAGATCCTAAAGGTAAGAAAAGATGGTGTTGTAGTAAAAATCTAAAAAATCCTGAAATCACAAGAAACTTAACAAAATTCAGTAAAAAGAAAGTTAGAGAAATAGTTAATAATCAAAATCTAATTAAGTATGAAATGGAAAAAAATAATCCTGGATATATATTTGTAGATGCTCAAGTTTACATCAATGAATTTAATGGAATGCCTTACATATATGCTAGAATGCGGAAAATAAACTGATAAAGTTTAAAAAGTGAGGATAAAAATGAACATAAGGGTAGAAGAATTAGAGTTAGAAGCTAATCAAAGAATACTTGATGATATGAAGGAGCTACTAGATAAATATGCTCTTAAATATATGAATACAAGCGCATTTATGACAATCAATAAATGTGTAGATGAATTGGTTTACGTGGAACAATACACTAGGTTAAAGGAAGTTATATAAAAGAAAGTGGGGGAAAAATTTAATGAATAAATTAATGATATTTGAAAATAAGAGAGTTGAAGTGCTTGAGTTAAATGGTCAGATATTATTTAACCCATATCATTGTGGAGAATGTTTAGGACTTGCTGAAAGTTCAGTAAGAGATGCATTAAGAAAGATGAATAATAAACAAGTTATAAAATTAAGGAATTTAGATGTTGATAATACCGACATCCGAAAATTAAACAATGCAGGAGAAAATTTTTTAACTGAAAGTGGAGTATACAAACTGATATTTAAATCTAGAAAAGAAGAAGCTGAAAGATTTCAAGACTGGGTAACAGATGAAGTACTTCCAAGTATAAGACAAACAGGTGTATACGAAGTAAAAGGATTATCAAAAGAACTACAAGCTATATTTGCAATAGATAAAAAACAACAACAAATGGAAGTAAAAGTTGATTATTTATATAATCACATGACTATAGACTATGAACAACAAGAAAACTTAAATCAATTAGCAAGGAGCAGAGCAGTAGATCTTCTTGGAGGGAAAGCATCTCCAGCATATAAAAGGGTAAGTAAAAAGTTGTTTTCAGAATTATGGAGAGATTATAAAAGATACTTTGGAGTAAATAGTTACAAGAATACAGCTAGAAAAGAATATGAGAATGCTAGAGAGTATTTAATCAAATGGAGTCCTTCAACCAATCTTAGAATAGAAATAGAAGCTATAAATGGACAATTTTCATTTGTTGAATAGGAGGATAAAAATGAACACATTTATAAGGTTTATGAGTATCTATATATTAACTTATTTAGCTGTGTCTTACATAATGTGCAAGTAGGAGATTGAATATGGAGGAAACTAGAGTGATATTTACATTATCATGTAAATGTTGTGATGATAAGCAAAATATATTAGTTGATAAAAATAGAGCAATAAAGCTAGAAAAAATAAAAAATGAAATTATATGTGACAAGTGCATAGAAAAAAGGAGATTGAAATGATAATTCATAGATATATAACTCACGTATTATCAAAAGTATCAGATGAACCGATATTAAATGATTTTGAGGGTAATATAAATCCTCAGATAGATAAGTTTTTACAAAGCATTATAAAGAAAGTAAGCAAAGATGATTTATTAAGAAGAGCTAAATTTGATAATACAAAAGATTGTATAGTTAGAGATTGCTGTGAATCTATAATACGCAATGAAGAGACATTTATAGAAAACTCAAAAGAAATAGCAGCATATTTATTTGACATAATGAAATTAGATTCAGATGCAGATTCATGTGATTTAGTTATATGCTTATATACAGTTAAAGATCAATATAGAGTAGCAATAATAAAGTTAGATTATAGAGCAGCATATAATCGTTCAATAGAATTTGAGGATGATAAGTTTAATATACAAATGAAGTTAAATGAAGAATTAATATCAGATACTAAGAAACCGAAGCAATGTGCATTAGTAGGTATCAGTAGCTTAAATAGCGAGTATGACTTAGAAATACTAGATAAAGATTCTGAAAAAGAAAATATTAGCTCTAAGTTTATAAATGACTTCTTAGAAGCTTATAAGATAGATGATGATTCATATAAGACTAAAGTATTCATTGCATCAGTTAAAGCGTGTCTATCAAATGCGTGGATAAAGGATAGACATATAGTAAACTTAATAAAATGCGATAGAGCTATGGAAGTACTAGAACATATTGCGTTAAATAATTCAGTTATAGATGTAAAAGAAATAGCAGATGAAATATTCAATAGCCATGAAGATAAAGAGCTTAAATATAACTTTATAGAGCGTTTTAAAAAGAATGATATATCTAGATTCAATATAGATAAAAAAGTAGCTGAAAAAATGCTAAATAATAGGAATATCAAAACTAATACGGGCATTAAAATATCAGCTAAATTAGATGATATTAGAAATAACTTAAACTTCACTATAAAAGAAAATGATGAAGGAACGTATGACTTGATAGTAAAAAACGTTGAGTTTGTAGAGGTGGATTAAGTGTCATTAATAAAAGGCAAGGAAGAAATTATAAAAATAGCAGAAGAAATAGCAAAAGACATGGGAATAGAAAAACATGAAATACAACATTCAGATAGATGCTATGACATATATATACTAGCTGTTAGAGAGTATGACAGGAGACAAAAACTAGAAAGGTGAAATAATACATATGAAAAGATTAAAGAAACTAACTAGAAATCAAAAGGAATTTTTAGTTAGAAAATTAGGTGTTGAAAGTAAAAATTACCTGGTAGAACGAAACACTTCGGAATTTACTGTATTTTTTAATATAAAAACTAGTGAAAAAATAATTTATCATAAAGAATTTGATTCAATCGTTGAAGAAATATAAGGGGATGAGAGTATGGGTGGAATGATAGTAATACCTAAAAAGAAACATAATAGAATCATTGAAGAAAAAGACAAAGAAATAAACAACTTAAAGAAAAATATAGAGCAGTTAGAAGCTAAAGTTAAAAAGTTAAATAGTGTTGAGCATAAATTAGAATCTAGTAAAGAACAAATAAGTAAGCTAACGCTAGAAAATTTCGATTTAAATGAGAACTTAGAAGAAAGCAAAAGAAAAATATTCATATTAACTAATCTATTGAAGTTTGACGCTGATAAGAATATAAAACGATATGAAAACATCAAAAGACGAACTAAGAAATCAAGAGTTAAAGATAAATGTGATAGAAAAATAGAAGATTATATGATGAGGAAAATAGTATATGAAAGGGTAGATACATGAAAGATTTAATGATATTAGCTGCAATTATAGTAATTTCAGTTGTAGTAGTTGGAGTGCTAGATGCTATAGCTATTGCAGTTAGAAAATATAAGAAGTAGGGCAGAGAAAATGAAACTTAGAGAAAATTATATAAAACAAGGTTCTAATCAATTACTCTCAGATTGGGGACATGATATTAGCTTAAAATATGATTATAAGGATGAAAACTCAAATGAAGTTAAAAATTATAAATTAAATAAGAGAGAGTTAGATCATTACTTGAAAACAGGAGTATTACCAGAGCGTATAGGAAAATAAAAAACATATTTTATTTGGAGGAAGATATGAGAGAAATTAAGTTTAGGGCTTGGAGCAAATTATTAAATAAAATGTTAAGTCATGAGGATTTAAATAAAACTTTAAAAAATTTAACAAAGATAGAGTATATAGCAGGAATATTTTTACCTTTAAATTCAGATGTTGAAGTAATGCAATACACTGGATTAAAAGATAGTAATGGGAATGAAATATACGAAGGAGATATAGTTAAAATAGAAGATTATTTTGGTGAGGATATTATCGGCAGAGTTATATATGACGAAGCAACAGCAGGATATGTGTTTCATAAAGGTAATGAAAGAAATTATTTTCAAATGACTTTAGATCTAGAATACTATGTGCATTATGTTATAGGGAATATATATGAAAATAAAGATTTATTAGATTAAAAGAGGAGTTTTAATATAAGGATAGTGCTACATTTTTATATTTATTAGGAGGAGCTTAAATGGAGAAAAAGCATAAATATTATTTTAAAGTATTAAATGACGAATTATTTGGAGGAGAAGGTTCAGAAGGGTATATGAGTCTAGCATTTACAGATAAAGAGGATAATCCGATTCAAATAGCTAAAAGTGCATTACACTTAACAAAATATTCAAGCAATGTTGAGTGTATAGAAATATCAGAAGATGAATACTTAAAAGCTACAGAAGAAGATCAGTAAGTAAAAGAGGAGTGAATCAAAATAGAGCAGATAAAATGCAGTAAATGTAATGAGAATATGAGCGAAGGTTATTTAGTGCATTATGGATTATATCATTATTGCTCAGATGAATGTTTACATAAAGATATAAGTAAAGAAGAGTATTTATATATGTATGAGCAAGGATTTGCATTTTGGACTGATTTTGAATAATAGGAGATTGAGAAATGTATAGAAATATGAGAAGAAGTGAATCTACAGAACAAATGACATTAATAGATTGGTGTAATATAAATACTTGCATATATCCAGAGCTAGAACTTATATATCATATACCTAATGAAGGTAAAAGAAGTAATTATCAAGGTAAGAAGCTTAAAAGAGAAGGATTAAAAAAGGGAGTTCCTGACTTATGCCTTCCAGTTCCTCGAAAAAATTATCATGGTTTATATATAGAAATGAAGTATGGAAATGGAAGAACTAGCAAAGAACAAAAAGAGTGGATAAAAAAACTTAATGAGCAAGGATACAAAGCTGTAGTATGTAATGGATTTGAAGAAGCTAGAAATACAATAGAAGAATATTTGATAAGTTAGTGGGTGTATGATTAGATGAGAAGTGAAGATATAAATATGGAAAATAGAGCTAAAGAATTATCGAAAGAAATTTTAAAAAGAGCTATAAATGAAAGTGTAGATAAAGAATTTGTAAAGAAATTATCTAAAGAAATTGCAAAAGAAGCTTTATTTGAAATAGTAAATAGTAAAAAAGATAGACGATATCAAAATACTAAGTTGTTGATGGAAAACTATAAAATATTGAAAGAGCATGTTAATGGCATAAAAGATGAAATAAATCTTAAAATTGAATTTAGAGATGAAGATAATATTATTTTTGTAAAATCGGATTATCTGTGGTTAGAGAGTATAGCTAAAAGTAAAGCAAGAACAATTGAAATGATGGAATATGTAGATACTAAAATAAAATATTTGATATATGAATATGAAGAGAAAGGACAATATGAGATTATAGACTCATTTGTAATGTTTTATATAGAAGGGAAAACGGATGATGAAATAAGAGAAAAACATACATGCGGACAAAATACTCCTAAAAGATGGAGAGATAAGATATTGAAAGAATTAAGTATACTTTTATGGGGGATTGATGCAATACAAATGTAAATTGGTGAAAAGATGGTGAAAAGATGGTGTTTTAATGGTGGTTCAAACATGTTAATATGATAATATAGAAAAAATATGACTTAATGAAAAAAGAGAAATGATGTATTTTTATTTGTACGGTCGCTAGGGTAATAGTAGACCTAAAATAAAAAATAAGTAAGTTGTCTAATTGTTTAATATTGAAAAAGGCTAGAGAGATCTAGTCTTTTTGTTTTGTAAAAATATAGGAAGGTGGTTGTATAGATGCGATATGTAGTTAAAACAGAAAAAATGAAATCTATAATCGAAGCTGTGAAATGGGATGGAAAATTAGAAACAATAGAAGATAATAAATGGTTAGAAGAAGCTATAAAAGAAGATAGAGTTATATTAGCAATGAATGATGAATATGATAAAGAACCTTTATTATTGATATTCGATAGTTGGACTAGAGAGTATGAGACAGTAGAAGCAGGGGATTATGTAATAAAAGAGACACATAATCAAAAGCATAGAATAAGAACTATGAAATCTGATAATTTTGAAGAAAAGTTTGAAGTTGTAGAAGATAAGGAAAATAATTGTGTTGTAGTTGACTTAGAATTAAACACAGAAGAATTTCATAAAAAACTAAATGAAGCTAAAGAAGAATTAGAAAAAGTATTAAATTATAATATAAAAGATAAAGATAGCTTTAAGGTTGTGACTAAAGATATGTACATATCACAAATGGCAGGAAAAGCAGACCTAAATACACTTAATATACAATGGAATAGAATATCTAAAGGGCATAATTTTGTTTTGCTTAAAGAAGATCCTATATCATATAGATACTATAGTGTAGAAGAAATAGACAGATTATTTGAAAGGGATAATTTAGAGAAATGTAAAGTCACAACTTGTATGCATGGTAAATTAGATTAAGTTTCTACTAAACAAAATAAGGAGACAAGTTATGAAGTACATATGTGATAATTGTGAGCAAGAGTTCTTATTAGAAGCTAAAGATATAAAGCATAGAGCTATAGATGAGCTAATGATAAATGTTAGTTACTTTGAGTGTAGTAACTGTAAACAAAAATATATAATAGAATGTGTAGATCAATATATACTCAAAGAACAAAGAAGATATTTAAGATTATCTAGACAGAATGGTAAAAATGAATCTACTATGAAAGCTTTAAAAAATATGAAGGTTCATAGCGATAGATTGAAGCTTAAAGTTATTGATTTATTATAGGTGATAATATGAATAAATTAGAACTTAAGAAATGGATAGAAGAGTTATTATACCAAGGTAAGATAGATGATTTTTATAAATCTAAGTACTGGAGAAAGTTAAGAAAAGAAGTTCTTAAGGAACAAAAGGAAGAATGTCAAGAATGTTTAAAGCTAGGTAAAATAACTAAAGCTAATACAGTACATCATGTTCAGTTTGTAGATAAGCATCCAGAACTTGCTTTGAGTAAGTTTTATACATACAAAGGAAAACAATATAGAAATTTAATATGTGTTTGTCCTGATTGCCATAATAAATTACATCCTGAAAAGCAAAAGAATAATTTAAAAGAGAAGCTTATTAATAAGGAGCGATGGTAATAAAATAACGTACTTAAAAGCTTTTATAAATAATAAGCGTATATTTATATATAAACATAAAATAAAACGTCTTAGAATAGCAATAAAGCCCCCCTACCCCTATATACCCTTTTTAAAATTGGGGGATATGCGAGCGGAAGGGGGTCCTTGTATGCAGAGAAATTCCATTTTTAAAAAAATGTAATTTTTTCAGATGAAAATGCAATTTTCACTTATAAAAAATATAATAAAATTTTATTTTTGAGGTGGTGAATTTGAAAGATGTTAAAAAAATAAAAAAGTATCAGGAAGCTGAAAAAGACTACGTTTTAGGTATGAGTATACCTGAAATATCTAGGAAGTATTCTGTAAAAGAAGCCACCGTAAAAACATGGATAAAAAGGCATAGGTGGAAGCGGACAGAAATTCAAAAAAAATCAGATAAGCAGACAGAAATAATAATTGATGGTAAAAATTTATACCAAATAAGAGAAGAACTTTTAAATCAATTAGAGATAGTAGGAAAAAAAAATATTCAAAGTATAATAGAAATAGAATCTTATATTGATAGTTTAAAGGATTATTATAAATATAAAAATGATTTAGATGAAAGAGGTCATTTAATAGAAACTAAAAAAGGTATAAAACATAATGAAAGTGCAACTTTGAAAACAAAATCATCAAATGAAAGAAGAAAGATATTAGAGTTCTTAGGATTAAATGACATTATAACTGTTAAAGAGGAAGATGACGATGAAGAGTTATAGTAAATACATCGATCCTTATATAAATAAAATATTAAATAATGAAATAGAACACTGTAATGAGCAAGAATTGATGATTAACAATATAATAATTCCAGTTCTTGAAAGAGAAGATGTATACATAGATGAAAAAAGAATAGAAGATGGTTTATCTTTACAGAAATACTTTCCATACAAGTTGATTGAGTGGGAAGTATTTTTATTTGCATTAATAGTAGGAGTATTCTTTGATAATGGAGATATAGTATTCAATGATATACGCATCATTGTTGGTAGAGGTAGTGGTAAAAATGGATTTATTTCATATTTAAGCTTTTATTTTTTAAGTCCACTTCATGGAATACGAGGATATAATATTGACTTATTAGCAAACAGTGAAGATCAAGCTAAAACAACATTTAAAGATGTATACGAAATAGTAAAAGAACCAGTTAAAAAATCATATGAAGAAAAGCTTAAGAAAAATTTTAATGCGACTAAAGAAGAAATAACAGGATTAAAGACAAAATCGGTTTTAAGATTTAATACATCGTCTAAACGAGGCAAAGACTCAAAAAGAACAGGATGTATTATTTTTGACGAAAAACATGAATATGTAGATGTATCTAATATGAACACTCTTACATCTGGTTTAGGTAAAGTTAAACATGGAAGAACGATAACTATAACTACTAATGGTCATGTAAGAGGTGGAGTTTTAGACAGAGAATTAGATCAAGCTAAAGATATTTTAAAAGAATATAATCCTTTAAATAGAACTTTGATATTTTGGTGTAGGATTGAAGATGAAAATGAATGGAATGATCCAACAAAATGGATTAAAGCTATACCATCTTTAAATGATTTTACTGAGTTAAAATCAAGGATACAAAAAGAAGTAATTGATATGCCACATAATATGGACTATTTTCCAGAGTTTATGGCTAAAAGAATGAACTTCCCTATAGGAAATAAAGAATTAGAAGTTGCTACATGGGATGATATTCTAGCAGCTAATAGACCTCTTATAGATTTAACAGGGTTTGAATGTGTAGGAGGTGTTGATTATGCTAAAACTAATGACTTTGTGGCTTGTTGTTTAGTATTTAGAGTAGATAAAGTATATTATGTTATCCATCATACATTTGTATGTATGAAATCAAGAGATTTACCAGGAATAAAAGCTCCATTAGAAAAGTATGCGAAAATGGGACATCTTACTTTTGTAAATGATGTTGAAATATCTCCTGACTATGTAGTTAATTGGTTCTATGAAATGGGTTCTAAATATAACATTTTAAAAATTGCTATAGATAATTTCAGATATTCTTTATTAAACTCAACATTTAAGAAAATAGGGTTTGATGCTTTTGAAAAAAAGAACATAAGACTAATTAGACCTAACGATATAATGAAAGTTGCTCCGATTATTAATTCTGTATTTATAAATCATAACTTTGCATGGGGAGATGTATCGGAAGATGGTACAAATCCTATAATGTGTTGGTATACACATAACACTAAAAAAGTTGAGAAAAACGGAAATATGACATATGAAAAAATAGAGCCTAATTATAGAAAAACAGATGGATTCATGGCTTTAGTTAATGCAATGATTATCTCTGATGAAATAAAAGATAAAATAAAAATACCAAAGATTAGAGTTATTACTTAGAAAGAAGGTGATAGTATGGCTTGGTATGATTTTTTAGAAAAACTGATTCCATCTAAAAAAAATAACACGACAAAAGTTATTATGACACCGTTAATTCAAGAAATATATTTTAAAGAAATGGCTTTATATACTGCGGTAAGTTATATAGCTAATGCAATATCAAAATGTGAAATAAAAACTTATAGAAATGGAGTGGAAATTAAAGAAGATTCATATTTTCTTATGAACATATCTCCAAATGAAAATTATAATGCAAGTAAGTTTTGGCATAAAGTTATTGAAAAAATGTACTATGATGGAGAAGCTTTAGTTATAAGTAAAGAAAATAAATTATTTTGTGCAGATAGTTTTTATGTAGATGAAGATCCTATTGAAGGAAATATATATAAAAATATAGTTGTTGATGGAAAAGATATAGAAGGAATTTTTCATGCTAAAGAAGTTTATTTATTTGAATTAGACAATAAAAAAGTCAAAGATTTAATTAACGGAATATATCAAGGATATAGTGAATTAATTGGATTTGCACAAAAAATTTATATGAAATCAAATGGTTCAAAATATAAAGTTAAAATGCCTATGACGAAAATAGGAGATGATGAATTTAATGAAGCATTTGAAAAAGCGATAGAAGATCAATTAAAAATTTTTATTAATAGCAACGAAGCTGTTTACACTGAATATGAAGGCTATGAGCTTATAGATATGACTCAAAATGGAAAGAGTAAAGATGTAAAAGATATTATAGATTTAAGAGAAGAAATATTTAAAATTGTAGCTCAAGCGTGTAATATTCCTTTATCATTAATGTCAGGTAATATTACTAATATTAATGATGTAGTCAAAGCATTTATAACATTCGCAATAGATCCAATTGCAATTATGATGAGTGATGAATTGACTAGAAAACAAGGAAGTAATAGAAAACATAGTTGTAATGCATGGAAACAAGGTCAATATTTTAAAGTAGATACGTCTAAAATTAATCATATTGACATATTAGAATCTGCTAATAATATAGATAAATTAATAGCAAGTGGATTTGTGTGTATAGATGACTTAAGAAGTTTAACTGGAATGAACTTAATAAATAATGACTTTAGTAAGACTCATTTTATAACTAAAAATTATGATACTATTGAAAATCGATTGAAAGGAGAGGATATAAAAAATGAATAAGCAATATTATTCATTACAAAAATCAGATAATGAAGCTAATATAGTCATTTATGGGAATATATCATCGTGGAGTTGGAATGAAAGAAATACATCAGCGTATAATCTTTCAAAGCAATTAGAAGATCTTGATGTTGATTTCATAAATATATATATTAACTCATATGGTGGAGAAGTCGCAGAAGGATTAGCTATTTATAATACATTAAAAAGACATAAAGCAACAGTTAGAACATACTGTGACGGTTTCGCATGTTCTATAGCCAGTGTTATATTTATGGCTGGAGATGAAAGAATAATGTCTAATGCTAGTTTATTAATGATACATAATGCTTGGACAAATATTTCTGGTAATGCAAATGAACTTAGAAAACAGGCGGATGATTTAGAAAAAATAACTCAAGCATCTATAAATGTATATTTACAAGATGTGAATATATCAGAGGAAGAATTAAGGCAACTTTTAGATAATGAAACATGGCTAACGCCTCAAGAAGCATTTGAAAAAGGATTTGCAACTACCATAACAAATGAAAAGAAAAATGAATCAGTAAGCCAAGATATTAGAAATTATTTAATGTCTATGATACTAGAAAGACAAGAACAAGAAAAAGAAAAGAAATTAGAAGAATTACATCAAAAATTAAAAGAAGGCGAAAAAGAACCAAATAAACAAATAATAAGCGGTTCTTTTTTTAATGCAATAAATAAAATAGTGGGAGGAGAAAAATAATGCCAATATCAGTAAATACTAAAATACAAGACCCAGGAGTAGGAGCAGTTGTCCAAACTGCATTAGGAAGTGGAGCGCAAGAAGGTGATAATTTAGCTATGGAAGAAGCTCTTTTAATATTTAAACAACATATAATTGATGAAGTTAAGGCTGATTCTGATAAGTATAACGAAGAAGCAGATAGAGCTGTATTAGCACAAAGAGGATATAGACAATTAACAAATAAAGAAAAAGTTTGGTATCAAAAATTTATAGAAGCATCAAAAAGTAGAACACCAAAGCAAGAATTCTCGAATTTTTTAACATCTCCAGAAGGTATAATGCCAGAAACTATAATAGAAGATGTATTTAAAGATTTAAGAGAAGAGCATCCATTATTAAACAAGATAAATTTTACTCATACAAAATTTTTAACTAAATGGGTATTGAATGATCATACAAGAGATACTGCATTCTGGGGCGAATTAAACTCAGACATAGAGAAAGAGATAACATCAGCATTCAAAATTGTAGATATATCTCAAAATAAGTTATCTGCATTTGCTGCAATACCTAAAGATATGCTAGATATAGGACCAACATTTATAGATAAATACATAAGAGAAGTTTTAAAAGAAGCTATTTCTTCAGGACTTGAAAAAGCTATAATAGATGGAACAGGTAAGAATGAACCTATAGGATTAAATAGAAATATATCTAAAGGAGTAAGTGTTTCAGATGGAGTTTATCCTAAAAAAGATACAATATCTGTAACATCTTTTTCTAAAGAGGAATATCCGAAATTAGTATCTAAATTAATTAAAACAGAAAATGAAAGAATGAGAAAAATAGAAAAGAACCCAGTTACACTTATATGTAATCCTATTGATTATTATAATAAAATAATGCCTGCAACAACTGTTGAAACATTTGGAGGATACAATCGTAATGTTTTTGTGATTCCTACTGATGTTATAAAATCTAATTTTATACCTGAGGGTGAAGCTATACTATGTTTAATAGAAGAGTATTTTATGGGTATGGGTGGATCTAAAGATGGAATTATAGAGTATTCAGATGAGTATAAATTCTTAGAAGATATGAGGTATTACAAAATAAAAACTTTTGGAGATGGTAAAGCTTATGATAATACGTCAGCGTTATTATTAGATATATCAGAATTAGAACCAACATATACAACAGTTAATATTAATACAGATACTCAAACTTTAGCTAAACAAGCATCAAGAAAGACTAAGTAATGGAATCTAAAGAATCCTTAATAATAAAAGTTAAAAATATTTGCAACATAACTTGGGAAGATGAATCTATCAATAAAAAAATAGATAGTATGATAGAAGATGCAGAAATAGCATTAAATCATAAGTTAGGTGCTACGATAGATTATTCTGTAAAAGGTATGGAGCGTAGATTATTTTTAAATTATTGTCTGTATGCATGGAATGATTGTTTAGATGAGTTTGATAAAAAATATATGAACGAGATATACCAAATAAGAGCTATATATGAGGTAAAGCAATATGCTGAAAAGAAAAATCAATCAATATAATGATGGAGTATTGAAGTTTGGTAGATATGTAGAAAAGTATGATAATAATGAAATTTTATTAGATGAAAAAGAGTTTATTCAAGAGGGTAAGCTCTTTTTTTCATATAAAACCATTAGAGAGCAGGATAGGTTAAAGTTTGATGATACAGGGTATAAAATAGAACTGAAGATTAACACTCCATATATGAATAAAATAAAGAGTGATCATATAGTTTTAATTGATGATAATGTATATAGTATTAAATACATAGAACCTGATTTTACTAAAAAGAATTTATATATGTTTTTAAGTAATTATGAAGATGAAATGGATACATATATATCTATTTATAAAGCAAATAGAATTAGCCCTATAGCAAATCAAACTTTAAATATTTTTAAAAATGCTTGGTGTAAAGTAGAAAATATTTTAGATAAGTCGACTAGAGAAAAGACATCTAATGATATATCTAAAATTATTGTTCAGAAAAAGATAACTTTAAAATATATTAAAGAGTTGGATTCATCGATAAGTAAAGATATTTTATCAAAATATAAAATTGGCATTAATGGCGTTAAGTATAAGATAATTAGTTCATTAAATATAAATAATGAAAATAAATTAATTCAACTAGAAATTGAAAAGGAGTCTTAAAATGGGCTTGGAATTTGATTTTAGCAAAGTTAAAGCTAATCTAATGACTATTCAGAAGAATATTAGAAAAAATGTAATAGACAAAAGCCTTGATGCGGGAGCAGAAATAATTCTTGAAGAAGAAAGGAAAAATGTTCCTGTGCATACACCTAACAAAAAGAATCGTAGAGCTGGTGGAAGATTAAAAGCTAGTTTAGATATTGGTAAAAAACAAGGAACTGATTTAAAGAGAAAAGTTCATGTAGGGATTCAAAATGCTCAAGAAAGAGAAGTAGTATATGGATATTATCAAGAGCATGGATATTCTAAAGGTGGAAAGGCAGTTGCGGGAAAGAAATGGATGAAAAGATCATTTAATAATTCAATAAAAAAAGCAAATGAAAAGATAAAAGATGTTGTAATTAAAGAACTAACTTCTGGTATTAAAAAGTAGGTGATATAATGCATCAAATATTAGTTGATTTGCTTGAACAATTTGGTATAGATATAGGTTGGGAAGAATTAGATAATACAGAATCATTAGATGAATATATAGTATTTAGTATTTATGATGATGAAGATTCTAATATAACAACTGAGGGTAATTTAAGTGAAACTTATTATATAACTATAAATTATTGGTATAAGGATTTAGATAATATAAATAAGTATAGAAGAATTAAATCCTTACTAAAGGAAAATGGATTTATATATGATGGTGGTAAGGATTTAAAAGGAGAAGGAGTTCGTGGTAAAAGCATGGACTTTATATATGTAATGGATATATCAAGTATGAAAGAGTAGTTTTGTAATCAAAACTACTCTTTTAATGTATAAATAAAAAAGTTATGAAAGAAGGTAATATTATGTCAAAAACAAAAGCATGTGTAGGATTAAGTAACATACATTTTGCACCTTTTAACGGTGGTGAATTTGAAACTCCAGTTAGGATTTCTCATGCAAAGAAGATAGAAAATAAATTTAAATATGAAAATATTCAAGAATGGGCTGATAATATAGCAGTAATAAATGAATTCCTATATGGTGGTGGAGAAGGATCATTAACTACACTAGGATTAAGCAAAGAAGAAAGAGTGTTGTTATTTGGGAATAAAGCTGTTAAAGGTGGAGTTGCAGTAACAGATTCAGATGAAGCTCCTATAGGAGCATTTTTATTTGAGAGAAGATTAGTAGGTGGAGCTAAAAGATTCTATGTTGTATATGCTTGTAAGTGTTCTCCAACGGATATATCAGGAGAAACTATAGAAGAAGGTAAGGGAAATTATGAAACTAATGATATAGAGTATTCTATAAGTTCATGTGAACATGAAGGAGTAAATTTAGTTTATTTCTATATAGATACAAATGATTCAACAGTAGATCAACAACAAGTTACAAACTGGTTTAAAGAAGTACAGTTTCCTCAAGAAATTACAGACACAGAATCACTTAAAGCTACAGAAACTAATATAGATGATGGAACAGGAAGAATTAAAGTTACAAAATCTAAAAAGCAACCAGAGAAGAATATAGAAAAAGATATAGAAACTACAAAATTAGATTCTAAGGAAGTTTCAGAGGCAAAGTAATATAAAATATCAAAGGAAAATAAAAAGACTGTATGAATAGCTTTAAATTCATGCAGTCTTTTTATTTTAACTAATAGTATGCATTGCTAATAAAAAGTAGGTGATAAAAATGTATACATCGACTTTAAATTTAGATGGACATGAATTTAAAGGAACAATGGATATATATTCATTGAAGAAGATACAAGAGGACCTTTTAAATGAAGGTGAACAAACAAGTATTACTAATATATTTATAAAAATTTCTGAGTTCAATATGCTTTATATTTCTTCATTTGTACTTAATACATTAGCAAGAATAGATAAATCACAATCTAATAAATTCTTAGAAATTTACTTAAAAGATACAGATGATTTAGAAGCATTAAATAGATTTAATTCTATTTTTACATATATAAATGACGTAATGATGAAATGTCTTCCTAAAACAAAAAGTAAAGAAGAATCAATCTTTGAAGATGATTATTATGATGATAAAGATTGGGAATTTGATTACATGGAATATATATGGAACAGCATAATCGGTAGAAATGATAATTTTTGGAATATAACTCCGAAAAATTATTTTGAACAACTTAATATATATAAGAAATTTAACAATATAAAAGATGAAGAAGTTGAAGTATTTTAAGGTGGTGGTTAAATGTCTAATAAAAAAGAAGAAGTAGGAGAATTAGCCATATCCCTTAGTTTTGAGTCTCAGAGTGCAGATAAACAAATTTCATCATTAAATAAACTTATAAATAGAACTGAAAAAGAGTTTAAATCTGCAGCTAAAGGCGTTAAAAACTTTGAAGATACATATCAAGGCTTAGATTCAAAAATACAAAAATTAACTAAACAACTTGATGCAAATAATAAAAAATTAGAAATACAAGAAAAAGAGCATAAATCAGTTGCTAAAGCCCTTGAAGCAAGTAAAAAGAAATTAGAAGAAATGGACGAAAGCATTGATAAAAACTCTAAAGAGTGGAAAGATCAAGCTGATCTAGTTCAGAAAAATGCTGATAAATTGGCGAAACTATCAAGTGATATAACAATAACTAAAGGTAATATATCAAAATTAACAACGGAGCTTAATGAATCTAAAACTAAGTTTGAACAATTAGGAAATAAAACTGAAACACTAGATGAAAAATTAGAGAATATATCAAGAGAAGCAGAATTAACTCAATCAGAATTTAATAAATTAGGAACACAGTTAAATCAAAATGGTACATACTTTCAAAAGTTAGGTAACGAAATAAATAAACTTTCATCTGAAATTAAATCAGGTACTAGTAAAATAAATGCATATGAAAATGAAATTGATAAATTATCAAGTACTTTAAATAAACAAAAAGATGAATACTCTCAATTAGAATCTAAAATACAAACATACTCTCAACATCTTGATAGAGCATCAAATATGTATGGAGAAAATAGTTCACAAGTTAATGAATACAGGCAGAAACTATTACAATTAAAAGATTCATTTAATACTCTTGAAAATGAAATAAATCAAAATGAGAATGAATTAAAAGAATATAAAACTGCTCTTAATAATACTCAAGCAGAGGTAAAAGAACTATCTAATGAACTTTTAAAAATGCCCTTTGATAAAATTAGTAGTAGTTTAAATGGTGTTGGTAATGATTTAAAATCAATTGGTCAATCTATGACAACAGGAGTAACAGCACCGATTACATTAGCAGGTGCTGCAGCAACTAAAGCTGGAACTGATTTTACAAGTGCAATGAGTAAACTTCAAGCAACATCTGGTATTGCAGATAAAACTGCTACATCCTATGTAAATCTTGAGAAAAAGGCTTTAGAAATGGGAAGCTCAACATCGTTTAGTGCTAGTGAAGCAGCAGATGGATTGACATATCTTGCATTAGCTAGTTGGGATGTAGAAACACAAATTGAAAGAATAGAACCCGTTCTTAGAGCTGCAGAAGCAGGTGGAATGGATTTAGCAAGATGTTCTGATTTAGTAACTGATAGTATGAGTAGTGCTTCGATTGCATCAGAAGACTTTGCTACTTATTTAGACATAGTCGCACAAGCTCAAAGAAAATCAAATACATCTATGGAACAAATGCTTGAAGCTTATACAATTGCAGGTGGAATGTTTAGTTCATTAAATATTCCTTTAGAAGAATCAGGTGCTTTATTAGGGATACTTGCAAATAGAGGCACTAAAGGTTCAGAAGCTGGAAATGCTCTTATATCTGTATTTTCAAATTTAATTACAGAAACTGGTCAAGCAGGAACAGCACTTGAGGCAATGGGTATTTCTTTATACGACTCAACTGGAAAACAAAGAAATATGGTTGAAGTATTAAAAGAAATGGCTAAAAAATTAGGTGTAACGGCTGATGGAACTTCTAATTTAACTGAACAACAGAAGCAGCAATATGCTGCAATGGTTGGTGGCAAAACGCAGTTTGATACATTAATGAAACTTCTGTCTGGTGTATCAAATGAATACGACGAGTTACATAGTCAATTAATTAATAGTAACGGTGCTTTAGAAGAAATGGCAACTATTATGAAAGATAACCTTGGCGGTAAAATAGATAATATGAAATCTGCTATAGAGGGAGCATTAATTGAAGCATTTAAAGCTCTTGAGCCTACTTTAGAAAAAATAGTAGGATGGATAACAGAAACTGCAAACTGGTTTAGTAATTTAGATGAAGAAGCGCAAAAAAATATAGTAACCATAGCTGGAGTGGCCGCTGCTACTGGTCCTTTACTTGCCGTACTAGGACAAATTTTAATTGTAGGTGGGAATGCAGTAAACTTATTTGGAGCCTTAAAGACAGCTGGTTCCGGGAATATAAAAATGTTTGGATTATTAAAAAATGCAATTGGATTAGTTTCTGGACCAGCAGGTTTTGTTGCTTTAATTGGAATGTTAGTGGCTCTTATGGCTAAGTTAGGTGATAATGAAAATAAATTATCTGACTTACAAGAAAAATGGGGAACATTTGGGAAGGTTATCGGACAAATTTGTGAGCATATGACTGGTACTGTACAATTATCTGTTGGTAATATAGGTATTTTACTATCTACACTAGGGAAAACTATATTAGCAATTTTAAAAGGTGACTTTAAATCTATTGATGATATTTGGGCAGAAGGCTGGGCAAAAGTAGAAAATAATACGGCAATAGCAATGTCTAACATCAACTATGAAAGTTCAAATGGGATTGCATTAATGCGAGAAATGACAGAAATTGAATTAAACAATTTAACGGGTACATTTGATGTAGCATTAAAAGAATTACCAAAACTTACAGCTGATAATGCTAGCGAAATGGCAGATACATTTGTAACTAGAATGCAAGGTTTAGATGCAGATACATTAACTATCCTTCGAGGCACTTCAGACACTATGGCGGTATTATTTGAAGGTATATATGAAAATATGAGTAAAGAAGATGCTCATAATAAATTTACTGCTAATCTTGAAAGTATGGCCAAAAGTGGAGAGTTTACATCAGATAAAATAAGTCAAGACATTTCAGATGCAATGAATCTAATAGATAAAAATGTAATGGATGGATCTGAAAGAGTAAAACAATCTGCTCAAAATATGTTTGATAACTTAACTACTATATCTCAATTTGGTATGGATGCTACAGTTGAAAATGTAGTAAGTTCTGTAAATAATATGAGTGACGAAACTATAGCTCAATTAGCATCAATGGGTGGTCATTGGGAGACATTATTCGGAGGAATAGCATTAACAGGAAAAGATGCTATAGGAGATATGGAAGGTCATATAAAAGGCAGACTTCAAGAATTATCTCAAACAAGTCCTCAATTTGTTGCAGAAATGGAAGCTCAAATGTCGGCTTATTTTGAACAAGCTAATACAAATGGTTCTACTAGTATAGATGAGTTAAGCAATAATGTTGAAGCTGATTCTAAACAAATTGAACAAAGTATGGACATTCATACTAAAGATGGTACTAATGCTCTTAATACTAATTTAGATAAAGGGGCTAAAGATGTATCTAAATCTTTAAATGCTATAAAAAATACTACTAATACAGATATGGGTTCAGCTAACAATGCTATGCAACAAAATGCAACAACAATGTACAAAGGTGTAAGTACTTCATTCTATAAAATGGAGCAAAAAGCAAAACAAAGCTCAACAGATATGATGAAGGGCGTTAATACATCTACGCATAAAATGGCAAATGAATCTAGACAAGATGCAAGTCATATGCATAATGGGGTAAGAGATAGTGCTAGTGCAATGTCTTTAAAAGTACGTCAGAGTGCATCAGAAATGTATAAAGGAGTTACGACTAGTACTCGTAAAATGGCTGATGCAGCAATTTCAGATTGGAATAGAGTTAGAAAAGCTTACTCTAAACCGATTACAGGAACTGTTACTAAGACAACAGTTAATAAAAGTATTTCTGCACAGTCTAAAGTTAGAAGTATTCCTACTAATAATGATATACCTACAATAGCTAGCTTAGAGCCAACATACCAATTAAGAACACCAGATATTAGTGATTTTGCTATATCAAGTAGATATTATAATTCAAGTTATTCTGAGAGAGGATCTATAACTAAAGCTAAACATAATGATTTAGATAAAATTAATAATAAAAAAACTAATGAATTATTAAATAAACTTATACAACTTTTAGACGGTAAAAATGAAAAAACTCAACCAATACATATTCACCTAAATGTTGATGGAAAACCATTAACAGAAGTTATATTTCCATATTTGCCTGATAAATTAAGACGTAATGAAATATTGAATAATCGTAGGAATGGAGATTTATAAAATGGCATATAAAGCAAAATTTGGTGAAGTTGAATTAGATAATTATTTTAAAATATTAAAAGTTACAAGAGAAGTTATTCCTAGCAGAAATAACATGTCAAAAGTAATTTCAACTGTAAATGGTAGTAAGTATACGGGTTTTAGATATGGAGAACGCCTTATAACCTTAGAAATCCTTATGAAACCAAATAATAAAAGTTTCTCTGAAAGAATTATTGAGATTGCATCTATTTTAGACACAAAAGAACCTGTACCATTAGAGATTGATGATTTACCTGGAAAATATGTTTATGCAGTCGTAAATTCAATTCCGAATATTGATAGAATTAGAAGATATGGAAAAGGTACTATTGAATTTATTTGTTATGATCCATTTATATACTCAAAAGATTTCAAATGTTATAGATGTAGTAAACAAATATCTACAATAATAAATAGTGGAACTAGAGAAACATATCCTATAATCAGTGTTGATTTTAAGAATCCTGCATGTATGGTACAAATAACTGATTCATTAGGTCGTACAATACTCATAGGAAAAACAAAAGACGCTACTATACCAACACAAGCTATATCAGATATAGTTATTGATGACTATTGCAATACAACAACGACATTTTCACCTGCAGGGGATGTGCTAGATGCTTCAAATAAATTAACTGATGGAACATTTGCATTAACACTAGATGGAGGATCAATTTATTGCAACAATTATGGAACTCAACAAGAGAAAAAATGGAACGGAGCATCTTTCAGAAGAAATATAGGTCAAAACTTAGAGCAGTTTGAGGTTGCTGCTAACTTCACATTTAGTTCTAAGGGAAGAAATATGCAAATACCAAATGAAGGTGATAAAGCATTATGCATAAGCAAGAGTGGAGCACTTATAAAGTCTCATCCTAATAATGAATATAATCAAAGTTGGACGATGCCATATTACGGCATATGTACAGTGCTAGAACAATTTAATAATGGGCATGCTAAAGTTAAATACGAAAATATAACAGGATGGGTTGAAACTAAGTATATAAATAGAATTATACCTAATTCAAATACAAGAGCAGCAGATAGCTCTACAGATGTTGAGTTAGCAGAAAATCAAATGGGTTGTATTGAATGTTATGGATTTGATTCGCAAGGTAGAATACTATTTAAACTTCAAATGCTCGATGTAAATGAATTTTTTGAACATAATAAACCTTCGGTATGGATAGGTAATGGAATATACTTAGCGGATAATCAAGAAACTCCTACACCTTCACAGATAAGACCTAAAGATGATAACGGAAATTATCTACCTAATCAAAATATAGAAAGTGGAGCATATGGAAGATGGAATGATTATCAAGGCACATTTAGAATAAGAAGAAGAAAACTAGAGTCTGGTAAATATAGATGGTGGGCTTCTATTAATAGAACTGCAGATGGTATTAATGTATCACAAGAAATAAATATGGGTCCTGGAATTGTAAATGATAGTTTACCTACAGGGGAATTAAATCACTTGGTATTTTATATAGCAAGGTATTCGTCATATCCAGAAGTAACAGAAGCTCATTTAAATCATGTTAAAGTTAAAGATATATCTAAAGAAAATATAATAGAATTATCACCAGAAGATTACAATAAAGAACTTTTCAATCCTGGAGATAGACTAGAAATTAATTGTGAAACTGGAGAAGTAAGACTAAATGGTGAGAATTCATTAGAATATCTTGATATAGGTTCACTATTTTTCCCTTTAGAACCTGGTATAAATAAAATAGCTGTTATAACTGATGATAAAGAAGCTGATGTATTAATGGGATTTAAAGAGAGGTGGATATAGATGAATAATATGATCTTTGTATTAAACAAAGATTTCAAGACAATATTAACATTAAATTTAGGAATATCTGATTTATGTTATTTTGATGATGTATATAATGCTAGTCTTAGTACAGGGACTAGCACTTTTAAGTTTTCAACACTTTTAAATAATCAAACTGGAGAAGCAATTGTCGGTGGTAATTATATCGCATTTAGAGATGATAACAATAAAGTAAAAGTACTTCAAATTATGTCAGTAGAGCAAGTAAGTTCTTCTACACCATGCTTAAATGCTTATTGTGAAAGTTTAGGTATGGAATTACTTAATCAGGTATTTAGAGCAAGAAAAATTCAACCTTGTAATATAAAGCAATTTTTATCCATTGCTTTATATGAAACTGATTGGAGTTTAGGATACATTGATGATAGATTAATCGATGTTGTCACTATTAGCGATATAGATAAAGATATAAATGTGTTCAAATTAATACAACAAGAAATAACTAAATTTAATTGTGATATAGATTTTTCAGTAGAGATAATAAACGGATACATAAAAAAATCCGTAAATGTATATAAGAAAAAAGGGAAATTATATAAAACTAGGCTTGAGGTTCAACGTAATACTGAAGAAATAGTTAGAACAGAAGATTTAACTAATCTTGCGACTGCTCTTATAGGAAGAGGAAATAATAACTTAAAATTCAATGATGTTGAACTTGAGGGAATAGATAAACCTATTGGGCAAGACTTTGTATATGATATAGAAGCCTTTGAAAGATACAACATAAATGGCAATCATCTATTTAGAATTTTTGAGTATGATACTGATAACCCATATGAGTTATTAAGAAAAACACAAGAAGCTTTAGAAACATATTGTAAGCCTGAAATTAAATACGAAATAAAAGCTGATTTATTTTCAGGTTTATCAAATGAAGATTTTTATATGCTTGAAGAAGGAGATACTTTTTATATTACAGACTATAATTTTTCACCACCTTTATTTTTAGAAGCGAGAGTAAGTGAGTTATATAAATCAAGAACTAATCCTTCTGATAATAAAGTTGTATTTTCAAACTTTAAAGAATTAAAAAGTAATATATCTAATGTTTACTCAAATTCTTTATATACTTGGATTATGTATGCTGATGATGAAAATGGAAATGGAATAAGTAATACATCTACGAATAAAAAATATATTGGTATTGCTTATAATAAGAAAAATCCTAATCAATCAGATAATTCAAAAGATTATGTTTGGTCATTAATAAAAGGTGAGGATGGAGCTACAGGACCACAGGGACCTAAAGGTCCTCAAGGTCCTATCGGAGCAACGGGACCACAAGGTCCAGCTGGAGCTAATGGTCAAGATGCTAATCTTTTGGATTGGGTAAAAGAATGGGATGGAAGTAAGACTACAATAAAAAATACTACTATATTATCTCCTAAAATATTTGCAGGGAAAAAAGAATCTAATGGAACACCTACTGGTGTTGCAATGGGAGTTAATATTTTCGGTACAGGATCAAATTATTCTGGGCTTGCAGGATATAAATCTGGTATTAATACATTTTTACTCGGAACTGATGGAAGTTTTAGAGCAGGAATAGAAAGTGGGAGTCACATTAAATTCGATTCAGCTACTGGTAAATTTGCTATTAATGCAGACTCAATAATAATTGGTGGATCAAATGTTGCTACTACTACAACTGTAAATAATGTCGTTTCTAATAAAATAGATAATGCTATTAATAATATGCATATAGGTACTAGAAATTATATTTTAAAATCTTCGGACCAATATAAAACATTGACTTTTAGTGGATGGCAAACAGATATAAGCTCTAGGACATTAGATAGTATGGGATTGAAAGCTGGAGATATAGTTACATTTAGGTTTTATGTTAAAACAGGAGCAAACGAAATACTTGCAATGCTTAAATTTGGAGCAGACAACGGCTCTTATACTGAAGTTAGTAGTATATCATCACTAAACTTAGCAGGAATTAATACAGTACTTGCTAATGCTGAAGGATATTTAACCGTAACTTGTGAAATACCTTCTGTAAGTGTTGCAACTGGCAATACAACTACAAACCCTATAGGACAACCTATTACTAATGTAACATTTAGAATAAGACATAGAACAAATACTTTAACTAGTACAGTTCAATATAAAGAGGCAAAATTTGAGAAGGGTAATAAACCAAGTGATTGGACACCTGCGCCAGAGGATGTTGATTCAAGTATATCTGCAATAGAAGCAAAAATAACAGAAGATGCTATAACTAATACCGTTAAAAAGAATTTTTATACTAAATCAGAGACAGATTCACAAATAACCTCTAAAGGGTATCAAACATCCTCACAAGTTCAACAAATGGTAGATAAATTTGAAGCTAAATTTGAAGAGTCTGGTGGTTATAATTTAATAATAAACTCTGCTTTAAAAAATGGTACAAAGCACTGGTTTGCTATGAGATGGGGAAATGAACCTATTGGAACAAATGGTATACAAGTTAGAAAAGTTGGTGACCAATATACATTAACAAATAGAAACTCATTAAATGCATTTGTTACTGGATTAGTTAGTGATAATGCAAATAAACCTCTAAGAGCAGGATTTGATAGTTCAAAGTTTAAGGTTAGAGGAAATACAACATACACATTACATTGCTTAATGGCTTGTCATAGAGCAAAAAGTATTACTATAGAAATGCTTTGTTATGATTCATCTGGGAATAGACTTTCAGGTAATAATAGTGTTGATGTTAGTAATTTAAAAACTGGTGGTAGAGATAGAAACAATTGGACTGTAGTTAAACATATTTTTACTACTCAAGCGAATGCATCTGAATGTCATATAAGAGCATATATGAATGAATGGACTGGACATGAAACTAGTGCGCATATGTGGATGGCAGAACCTATTATTGTTGAAGGTAATAAGGATGTTATTTGGACACCTTCTGCTGATGAAGTTTATGATGGTATAACTACAATAGATAAAGATGGTATTACTATTACTAATACTTCATCAGCTACTTTCACACAAATAGATAGTGAATCATTCAGAGTTGAAGATAATAATGGTGGTACTGTTGCAGAGTTTTCAAGGGAATCTTCAATACCTAAATTAACTGCAGGTTCAATTACTGCTAATGAAGTTTATGCAGGGAATATATGCTCTAAATCACCAAAGGCAGGAGATATAAAGTTTATATATGTTAATGGCTCAACTGGTAATGATAACAATGCAGGAACAAACTCAAGTCCATATAAGACAGTGCAAAGAGCAATAGATGACATCAAAGATAAGCAAGACCAAAGTGTTACTATTTATGTTTATAATAGTGTACCGGGATTTGATTTAAAAGGTATCACTGGAACAGGTGTAATCACATTAAGTTTCCAAGATAGTGCTGTAATAAACGGTTATGTTATTTTGGGTGGAGTTACAAATTCAATAAGAATAACTAATGAATCTGGCTCTTTAAAATCAACATTTAAAAATGGTATCAGCATTTATAGATGTGTAAATGTAGATATTTATGGAGTAACCTTCAGAGGGACAAATGCTCAAGGTGGAAACATCACGATACAAGATACTAATTATTGTGCTGTTAATAGTTGCGATTTTGGAGGAACTAATACAAAAATACCTTGGGCTATTAATGTAAAAGCTTCTTTACTTTGGCTACATGGATGTAGAGGGTCAAATATTACAGATGTTGTAGCTCAAGGAGCTTTCAGTCATGTTATGATGGCGAGAGCTGGAACAAGTAATGTTCCAGATTACACAAATGGTTTACTTATTAATTATGATGGGGCTGGAAGAATACAAAACTGGGTAGGAGGTACATTTACAAAAACTCCTTCTAGTGGATGGAATCCAGCTTATACTCCAACACAAAAAACTCAGACTTGGAGCTTTAATAAGATCTGGTCAGATGAAACTCTTAATGGATGGAGTGATAGACAAGAACTTATACAAGGTTATGCATCTACTTGGAACACTGGTAGATGGACTGGATATATGCAATTTACAGATGGAATGTCTGCTATTAGAAGTGCAATATCTGGTGGAACTAACTTCTCTGGAAGATTATATATTCAAAGAAGAACAAGTTCTGGTAACTCAACTGGCTCAAAACTTTGTTTATATGCATCTGATGGAACTTTAATAACTAACAGTACAACTATAAACAGAGGGCAAGGAGTTTGGGTAACTTTAAATTCTTCAATTATATCTAAAATAGCATCTGGAGCAATAACATATTTCTATTTAAAAGCTGATGCAAATAATACTGCTACTTTCTTTAAATGCGAAGCTAATCCAAAAATAGAAATAACTTATACTAAATAAATTAAGGGAGTCTGACAAAATGTCAGATTCTCTTTTTATATACAAAAAATTATTAATGAGGTGAAGTAAATGTTTGATAACTTAAGCATAATAAAAGGATATAAATTACAAGACAATATAACTGGAAATGAAGTAGAAATAGCAACCTTTAATGCTGTACTAACAAAGGGTAGCAATATAAATGTATTCATGAATATAAACTACCCTAACCTTTATGAAGTTCACAAAGACAATATATTAATAGCTTATAGAGAATTTAATGCAGAGGTATCAGCTCTTGCATGTACTATGGGACTTGCAACAGAAGCGCATCAAGCAAGTACATTAAGGAAACTAGAACCATTAAGAGGAGAATTTAAAGATATGGCTATTAAAGTATTTTCTGATGTTATAGCATCTCTTGGAGATATACAAGTTAATCCAGTGCCAGTTATGGATATGCCAAGATATTAAAATAAATAACTTAAATATAGATTTAAGCCTTAGAAATAAGGCTCTTTTCTTATACAAAATAAGGAGATGATGAAATGGAACAAATGATAACAGAATTTGCAGGACTTGGAATAGTTGGATTAATAGGAGGATATCTATTTACAACATTTATGAAAGAAAGAGCAGAAGAACGAAAAGTTAGTATGGAAAATCAAAAAGAAGATAGAGAACTATTTAGAAAATCGGTTGAAACTTTTACTGAAACTTCAAATACGTATGCAGAAACTATAGGATCTCTTACTGTTAGAGTTGAAAATGTAGAAGAAAATACTGAAAGAATAGAGCAAAAATTAGATAAAGTATTATACAAAGTGGAGGTAAAATAATATGGATTTAAATATACATGCAGGGCACAATCCAGACGATAAGTCTGCTTGCGGAGCTATAGGATTAATAAAGGAATCAACAGAAAATAGAAATGTTAAAAATGATTTAATAGATATATTAAAAGATAAAAATAATACTGTATATGATTGTACAGTAAATAACGGAACGTCTGTATCAGATGTAATCAATAAAATAGTTGCTAAATGTAATGCACATTCAGTAGATTTAGATGTATCAATACACTTTAACAGTGGAGCTGAAGATAAAAATGGAAATGGCAAGAGTACTGGAGTAGAAGTGTTAGTTTATAAAATGAGTGGTCCAGCATATGAAGCGGCAGTAAGAATTTGTAAAGAAATTGAAGCTTTAGGATATAAAAATAGAGGAGTTAAGCAAAGAACTGATTTATCTTTCTTAAAGAAAACAAAAGCTCCAGCATTATTAGTTGAGTGTTGCTTTGTAGATGATAAAGATGATATAGATTTATATAATTCTAAGTCAATTGCTAAAGCTATAGCTCAAGGAATTTTAAATAAAAAAATATCAACATCAGTTCCACAACATACACCAGTTCCAGATTCAGAAATATTCTATAGAGCAGTATCAGGAAGCTTTAATAATAAAAATAATGCACTTGATAGAAAAGACAAATTAGATAAAGATGAATTTAGTGGTGTATTCTTAGAAGCATTTGTAAAAGATGAAACTACCTGGTACAGAGTTATCGCCGGATCATTCAAAGATAGAAAACTAGCAGAGCAAAGAATAAAAGACTTATCTGATAAAGGATATGACGGAGGATTTATAGCTGCATTTAGAAAATAATTCAATAAGGTAAAAACAAATAGTCATAAAAAAGAAAGTGACCAAATATAAATCACTTTCTTTTTTGTACATATTCCAATTTTCAAAGCTACATGTTATATTTTTTAGGAATTACAATCTATAGAGTGGTATTTCAATACAATGTTGAAAGTAGATAAATTTTGAATAATAAAAATAAGAGTTGTATTTATTCATTTATACAACCCTTATTTTTAGTTCACATTATATTATAGTAAATTAACTTATAAATGATAGTATAGAATTTGTTATAATTTTATTTATGTAATTATATAGCAACAATATGTATACTAACTTTTTAAAGTTAAATTACTATAATATTAGCAATATAAAAATATTTTATAAATCAGTGAAATAAACCCCCTTTATTCCAGGTTGATAGAACCCTGAAGATGATCGTACAGAATGACTCGCCTCAACATAGAACTGTCCTTTTAAATTAGTTGCTCTTATAGTAGGATTTGTTTTAACTTTAGTTCTAGCAACTCCAGGAGATAAAAATTCCCATCTTCCGTATCTCCCAGACTTAGAACTTAAATCATTGTATTTATACCCTCCAGCACTAAATTTCCATTCCCTAGGATTTATAAGTCCATTTAGAGTAAATGTTCTATCTGTTATACCATTCATATCTGGAGCCCAGTCGATAAGCATCTCAGTACTTGAACCAGCCAGACTCAACCTTGTTTTTTGAACTCGTATATAATCTAGAGAACTATTCATTTCAGCTTGCGAAACTGACGATATATCCCATACGGAACCTTTTTTACCATCAATATTAGCTGAAGTCTTGTTTCCAGTCAAGGTAGTAGAAACAACACCTTTTTTAGTACCACCTGACGTATTCAATCCCCATGACACATTTCTTATTATGGATCTCGCTTCAGCTTTAGTGTTCTTGCTATACGCTTCACTTATATCTATATACCTTTTACTCTCAGTATCTTTAACTTCTTCAATAAGCTCATTAATATTTCTTTTTTCAACGCTATCATAATAATACGATATATACTTCTGCCCATTTATATCATCAATATAAACAGCAAATAAAGGGTATCCATCATTCTGATTTATATTCAAGTTAGTTTCTATAGGGTTACCGTTATTGTGTAGTACAAGGCTAGTGTCTTCACCTTTCAACATTTTTTTATCCAACTTTGAATAAGTATTTAGCGAAGTATCTTTTGTGTTAAGTAAAAATGTAGGATCTGCATCTTTATATTCATTCCACTCACTGATTGACAACCCTTCTATATTTAAGTTTAGGTTATCTTTTCCATCAACTGTAGCAGCAGATATATTTAGCGATCCTAATAAAATAATACATCCAGTCAACGCCGCAATTTTTTTTGAAAATCTCATAAAATACCTCCAATTATTTATTATATTTTAATAACAATGAAAGTATAACATATCCTATCTGTCGAAAATTGACATTTTTTAGTTTTTTTGTTTTTTTATAATGGATATTATCAGAAAAACAAGAATCCTCTCTACAGTGAACTTATTTTTTCAAATACTATATTTTTTTATGGTACAATTTTATATGTATAAAATTGTTTATAATTCTTATTTTATTGTTGATAAGTATAATATTTTTGTTGATAAATAGCCATTTTCTGTGGAGTCAGCTATTTCATACTGACGTATAAATTATATAATATAGTATTTTCAATAGTTACAAGCCTTAGGCATAAAACTAATACTTTTATGCCTTTTTAAAATCAAATATTTTTAATATAAAAATTAAAAATTTATAAACTAATTAATAAAACTTTTTATATATCATGTTTGTTGTAGATAATACTTATTTCTTTGTTGATAAGTAGTAATTTTCTGTGTATAATTATATTATTGTCTGTTGATATATAGAAAATAAATATTTATTACATAAAACATAAAATATGTATGGGCTAGGAGATGATATTGTGAAAGAATATTTTATGTATTTTGATGAATCGGGTAATTTAGGGACCTCTGGTAAGTATTTTGTCATAGCATGTATTATTACAGAGAATCGTAAAGCTCTTCATAATACTATGAAAAAAACATTAAAAAAAATTAAGTCTGATTATCATAATGCTAAATTTGATGGACATGAATTAAAAGCTAATAAAGCAACTAAAGAAATTAAATCATTTGTATTAAATAGAATTTCTAAAAATAATTTAGAAATAAGTTATATCGTTGCTGAAAAACAACATGTACAAGAACAACTTATCAAGGATCAAAATAGATTTTATAATTTTTTATTAAAAATATTGCTAGATCAACATAAAGAAAAATTTAAAGAAAATAAAATTAATCTAATATTAGATAATAAAACTATTAAAGTTAAATCATTAAATTCATTTGAAGATTATATAAATATACATATAAATTATGAACTTGGACTAAACTCTGACATTATTGTTGAATATAAAGATTCTAAATCTCATGATGCATATAATATACAAGCCGTAGATTATATAGCTAATGTTATTTATTCTCATTATGAATATAATTTAGATATTTATATGCCTATAATCAAAAATAAAATAAAAGTTATTGAAGAATTTCCAAAGTTTAAATTTAAAAAAATAAAAAAAGGTGCTTAAAAGTATTTACTTTTATTTTTTTTTTGATATAATTAAAATTAGTTATAGGGTAAACCCATATTAATGTATCATCTATAAGTATATAAGCTGCCTATTTTGGTAGCCGTTATTATGGTTCCATAACACTAGCCCATGAGGGCTTTTTTATTTTTAAAATTATTATTTAATCTAATTTCTAGATTTTTGAAAAAATAAAAAAAGTACTGTTTTATAAATATATGAAACAGTACTTTTTTATTTTTTAATATATATTTTTCTTATTATTTATAACTCTGCTTTTGAACTCCTTTTATGGTATAATGTTTTTTAGAGAAATTATAATCTAAGAGTGGGGTTTCATATATAGCCTTTGTTCCTGCGATAAGTAGGAAGGAGGTGTAAACTATATGGAGCAAAAGAAGAAGATAATCATAACTGTTATAGTTATTCCATTTATTATTGGTTTGGCTGTAAACTTTGTTTATGATAAAATAAAAAACCACTCTTACGGCAATAAGGGTGGCTTTCAAGTTGAATTCAACATAAAAGTTAAATTTGACTAATATTATATTGTATATATAGAAATCACACTCTATTCCACTAGATTATAATTTCTCTTTTTTATTTCTATGTTTTTATTATACTACAAAATGCAGAAAAATACACAGTATATATTTTAATGTATTTTTTTCATATTATTATAATATATTTATACTATTCTTGAGTTTCCGATTTAACAATTATTATTTTGCCATCTTCACAAACTACATCAATGAACTTATTTTCTTCATCAATTCCTAATTCTCTAACCATTGTTATTGGAAGAGTTAGCTTTGCACTAACTCCACCATTACCACCTTTATTAAAATTTACTTTTAATCTTTTTTTACTCATTTTTAATCTCCTATAAAAATATTTGTAGAACTATATTTACTATTGCTAATGCAATTGATATTTTCACTAATTTATTTGTATCGTTCATAGTACATTGTGGTATAATGAAAGAAAACTTATCTAGTATAGTATTTACTATGCTAAGTATTTCTATCAAAAGAAGAATTCGAGCCGTCGCAAGTTCTGTGTTCTTCTTTTTTTCTTTTGTTTTCTTCTATTTGCCACTTTCTTCACCCTTCGTTTTTTAGTTTTCGGCATAGCTCTAATTATTTTATTTTGTTCATAAATTAATAAATGAACAAAATATACATTTATTAATGTTTTTTGTTCATTTATTAATTTATGAAATTTTGTTTTATTTATACCTGAATTGTCAATTTAAATCAGACAAATTACTTATGAATCACTAAGCAACTGGA